GTATGTAATCATAAGCCTAAAAAGAATACAAATATAACTGAAGCAGACAAGTTTAGATGGTCATCTGTATGGCATAAAAAAAGAGAAGAGATTAAGAAGAGAGACTTGCATTTATGTCAAATATGTGTAAGAGAATTATACAATACTTTAGTCAAATACAACATAAATGAACTAGAAGTACATCACAATGTACCGATAAATGAAGACTATGATAAAAGATTAGATAATAATAACTTATTAACAATATGTAGTTATCATCACAAAATGTGTGAAAGAGGTGTAATATCAAGAAAAGAAGTACAAAAAATAATTAATGAACAGGAAAGAAATTAATAAGAAATCATACAAGGAGGTATATATATGAATTATAAAGACATAACAATAGAAGAAGCGGAACGAATAAATAAAATATTTCAATGTGAAGTTGTATGTGACGCAGACAAACAAGAAGTTATACTAGAGAATATACTAAAAGAATTTGTAGACACGATGGCATATACATTTAAAATAATAGTAGAAGCTGTTAACGAGCTAGTAGAAACAGTTAGACAAGTATTTTGTTACATAAAGGACTATGTAATAAAGTTGCTCAATAAGAGAATAGGCAAAAAGAGATTTGTTAAATTGCTACAAAGTAGAGGGATGCAAAGAAATGACATAAATAAATTAATCAAAAATAATAAAGAGAAATATACGATGTGGAGATATTTAAAAACACCCCCCCTAGGGTTGCACTATGAAAAATAAAAAAATTTTTTACACGAAACGCACTACTTTGCTTAAAAAAAATTCCCACATCAAGTTTTATAAGAGGAGATGACAAAATGCCGACACCAGCAAAACCTTTTAAAATATTAGAAAGTGAAAAAAAATCACATAGAACAAAGGCTGAAATGAAGTTAAGACAAGAAGGAGAAGAGGCTTTGACCTCTGATTTTAAAATACAAGAAAGAAAAGAAGTTAAGCAAAATAAAATTGCTCATAAAGAATTTAAAAGAATAGAAAAACTGTTAAAAAATATAGAAAAAGATGATGCAATATACGAAACAGTTATAAATAGATATTGTATAATCCAAGCAGAATGTATTGACCTAGAAGAACGAAGAGAAGAATTTTATAAGCTAATCTCTGAATTGAGAGAAGAATCGAAACAGATAATAGAACAGGTAGAAATAATTAAGACAGATGAAATATTAACATATAAATTAGAATATGCAAAAGCAATTTCTAAAATGATGAGCTCAATGTTAGCCATAGATAAACAGATTCAGTCAAAAAGAAAAATGCTTTTAGATATTGAGAAAGAAAATGTGATGACGATAGCATCGGCACTACGAAGTATACCAAAGAAACAAAAAGAAAAAGACAATCCATTACTTAAAGTACTACGAGGAGAGGTTTAATGTTATTAGAAAAAGCAAAACAATACGCAGAAGATTGTATATCAGGTAAGGAAATAACAACATTTGAAGTTAAAACACAATGTAAATGGTTTTTAGCAGACTTAGAGAAACAAAGCAATGAGTATTATCCATATTATTTTGATACCAATAAAATTGATATTATAGAAGGCATATTAAAATTATTAAATTTTGCAACTGGATTAAATGTAACTGGAAGAAGTATATATGAAGGCTTGGAGAATTTTCAGGCTTTTTTTATTGCTAATATTTTTGGGTGGAGATATAAAGCTGATTCAAAGAAGTTTAGATATAGAGAAGTTGATTTGTTTATTCCTAGAAAAAATACTAAAACATTTTTAGCTGCAATAATAATAATAGCTTTAATGCTGACAGAGGATGAATATTCAGAATTTTATTCAATATGTCTTGATAGAGACCTTGCAGGAGAAGTAAAAAAAGCAATTTCTCAAATATTAAACGCAAGTCCATCAGTATTAGAATATTTTAGTATACCAAAAACATTAAGTGGAAGAATGGAGTGTACATTAACACATTCATTTTATCAACCAAGAACATCTGAAGCTAATAGGAACAACTCAATAAAACCAAGTGCATTTATAGCAGACGAATATGGTGCCATGAAAGATAATGCTAATGTAGAGGCAATGCGTTCAGGGCAATTAAGTGTGAGAAATCCACTAATGTTTAGGCTAACAACAGCTTATGCAGAAGATAAGTCTATAATGCTTGATGAATTAGCATACTTAAAGAAAATATATCAAGAAACAGAAAAAGATGACAGATTATTTGCGTTAGTATACTATGCAACTGAAGAACATTTGTGGGATGATGTAGGCATAATGATGGCTAATCCTTTAAGAATTAAGGAGAATTATGAAGAAATAAAAAGAGCGAGACAAAAAGCCTTAGCTAAACCAAGTGAACGAATAGAATTTTTAACCAAAAATATGAATTATTTTATGCCTTCAAATAGTGGAGAAGAATTTATAGATATAGATAAATTAAGGAAATGTAAAAATACTAGAGGAGTATTTGAATGGCAAGGTAAGGATGTATACTTAGGTATTGACTTGGCGATAACGAATGATAATACATCAGTATCTATGGTAACTATGGAAGATGAAATGATTTATACAAAATCATGGGCATTTATTCCAGCTGATAGAATAGAAGAGAAAAATAGAAGAGAAAGAACAGACTATCGAAGATTTATAAGAGAAGGTAGTTGCTTTCCATGTGGAGATGAAATTATTTCTTATGAATTTGTAGAAAAATTTATAATGGAATTAGAAAAGAAATATGGAGTACATATAGTTCAAATTGGTTATGACAGATATAATTGTATATCTACTGCAAATAAACTTGAAAGCGCAGGATATGAAACAGTTGAAGTAAAGCAACATTCAAGTGTGTTACATCAACCAACGAAGCTATTACAAGAAAGTATATTGCAAAGAAAGTTTAGCTATGATGGAGACAAGCTGTACGAAATAAATTTTCAAAATGCAAAATGTGTTGAAGATACAAATTTAAATAAATATGTAAGCAAGAAAAAATCAAATGGAAAAGTAGACATGGTGGTAAGCACAATAATAGCAATATATTTATTACAGCAAAACATGTATGAAGATGGGTTTGTTGTGCAAAGTTTTTAGAAATATAAAAATTAAATTTGATATTATAAGAAGAAAGAACTTTTTCAAAAACAATATTTAAAATAGCAGGAACAATTTACAGAGGTGTAAATAACAATAGATTTACAGCAGAACAAGGTTTGAACAAATTAAATAGTTTAGGAGGTAATGTATAATGAATAATTTACAAATATTTAAAAATCAGGAATTTGGAGAAATACAAATAGTTGAAGAGAATGGAAAAATTGAATTTGGAGCAACAGAGGTGGCGAAAATGTTAAAATATGCTAATCCACACAAAGCTATAATTGACCACTGCAAAAAAGATGGGCTAACGAAACGTGAGGTCATAGATAACTTGGGTAGAAAGCAAGAAAAGAATTTTATTGATGAAGGGAATTTATACAGATTAATAACACATTCAAAATTACCAAGTGCAGAAAAATTTGAGAAATGGGTATTTAATGAAGTATTACCAAGTATTCGTAAAACAGGAGGATATATAGCAGGCGAAGAAAATATGAATGAAGATGAACTTGTATTAAAAGCAATGACAGTATTGAATAGTAAGGTAGAAAAATTAAGATTAGAGAATAAGAATTTGCTTGCAACTAATAATCAAAAAGACCAATTAATAGGAGAATTAAAACCAAAGGCAGATTATACAGATAAGATATTACAAAGTAAAGGTACGGTAAAAGTAAATGTAATAGCAAATGATTATGGGTTAACAGCAATAGCGATGAATAAAAAACTACATGAATTAGGAGTACAATATAAACAAGGAGAAGATTGGTTACTGTATTCAGAACATAGAGGAAAAGGATATACACACAGCAAAACGATACATTTCTTTCATAAAGATGGTAGACCTGATACAAAAATGAATATGGAATGGACACAAAAAGGAAGGCTATTTCTGTATGAAATATTGAAAAAGAATGGAATAGTACCAATGATAGAACAAAATTAAAAATAAAGCATCAACTTAAATGTTGGTGCTTTTTAAAGGAAGTGAAAAATGGGAATATTTAAGAAAAGTATAAAAAATGAAGGAATAGAAACAGTCTTAAATGAAAAACAAATTGAAGATGTGCTTTTAAAAGCATTAATAAGAGGAGAAGAGATTACAAGAAATGAAGCATTAGCTATTCCAGCAATTTCAAGTGCTGTTAGCTTAATTTGTGATAGTTTTGCAATGATACCTTTTAAATTATATGAAAAAACTAATAATAATGGAGAAAAACAGACTAAAGAAATTGAAGATGGTAGAGTAAGCATAATAAATAAAGATACAAACGACACTTTAGATGGTTTTCAATTCAAAAAAGCAATATGTGAAGACTACTTGCTTGGGAAAGGCGGATATGCATACATAAATAAAGAAGGTAATAGATTTATTGGATTAAATTATGTTGAATGTGATAAAATAGCAATTTTGAAAAATAGTAATCCAATTTTTAAAAATGTTGAATTGCAAATAAATGGAAAAAAATACGATGCATTTCAATTTATAAAATTATTAAGAAATTCCAAAGATGGGGCTTCGGGAATTGGATACACAAAACAAATAAATAGAGTACTTCAAACAGCATACAACCAATTGATTTATGAATTAAATTTGATGAAATCCAACGGAACTAAAAAAGGATTTATAAAAGCACAGAAAAGACTTGACAAAAAAGGAATTGAAGATTTAAAAAAATCATGGACTGATTATGTGAATGGAACTTCAAGTTGCATAATATTAAATGAAGGAATGGATTTTAAAGAAGCATCAAATACTTCAGTTGAAAATCAATTAAATGAAAAATCTAAGACATTTAGTGAAGAAATTAAAGATATTTTTCATATAGGCAAAAACAATGACGATTTTATACGATACGCTGTAATGCCACCAGCAATAGCATTTGCAACAGCTTTAAATAGAGATTTCTTACTTGAAAAAGAAAAGAAATCTCTTTATTTCGCACCTGATTTTACAGAATTGTCAAAAACGTCAATAAAAGACAGATATGATGCTTATAAAATAGCTGTAGAAACTGGATTTATGACAAGAAATGAAGTGCGTTATAAAGAAGATATGGATGCATTAGCTGGTTTGGATTTAATAAATCTTGGATTAGGAGATGTGTTATATGACCCGAAGACAAAACAAATTTACACTCCAAATACTAATAGAATGGTAAAAATGGAAGAAAAATAAGAAATGAAGGGAGGTGTAGAAAATGAGTAAATTTTATGAAATTAAGAACTTTATACCTCAGAAGGGTGCTGACTTATATGTGTATGGAGAAATTGTGACCGACAATACTAATTGGTGGACAGGAGAAAAAGATGATACTTTAGTTGGATTAAAAGATTTCAAAGAAGAAATTGATAATCTTGGAGAAATATCAGATTTGAACATCTATTTAAATACACCACGGTGGAGAAGTATTTGTTGCATCAACAATATGCTCCATATTGCAAAGACTTAAAGATGATGGAGTAAAAATACATACATTTGTAGACGGCTTATGTGCAAGTGCAGGGACTTTTATACTTATGATGGGAGATGATATAAACATGTATCAAAACTCTATGATTATGATACATAAACCGACTGCTCATTGTAATGGTAATGCTTTAGAATTTCAAAAATGCATTGATTTATTAAACACAATTGAGAAGTCTACAATGTTACCGCTGTATATGAAAAAATCATTAAAATCACAAGATGAGATACAAGAAAAGATTAATGATGAAAGCTGGATGGGAGCAACAGAAGCTAGCATATATTTTGATATAAATATTTTAGAAGACACAAACAAAGCAGTTGCTTGTGTAGATAAAAATATATTTAAAAATTACAAGAATGTACCAAGCAATTTAAAAAGTCTCTTAAATGATGCAGTTAAGGATAAAGAAATAAAAATTAACTACCTAGCATTTGAAGAGAGACTAAACAAATTAAATAGTTATTAATATTACAGCCTTAAAAGGTTGTTTTTTTATTTTATAAAAGAAAGGAAATAAAGAAAATGGATAAGAAAAAATTATTAGAAGAAAGACAAGAATTAAAAGAAAAGATGGAGGGAATTTTAAATAAAGCTAAAGTGGAAAATAGAATTATGACAGAAAATGAAGTTTTAGATTTTGATGAGGCAGAAAAATTAATTAAAAATATTGATGCATCATTAGAAAGAATAGACAAAATGAATAAAATAGAAGATAAAATATTGAAGAAAGAAGATAAAGAACCAACGCAAGAAGAGAAAGACATAAAAGCATTTGCTAATTTTATAAGAAATAAAGTGAATGGAATTACAAACGAAGGCACAACAGATATAAATTTAACCAAAGGAGACAATGGAGCTGTTATACCAAAAACGATTGTTAAGAAAATAATTGATAAAGTAAAAGAAATATCTCCAATTTATGCCAGTGCTACAAAATATAATGCAAAAGGAACTTTAGCCATACCAAAATATGACGATAGTACTGATGATGTAACTGTAGCTTATGCAACTGAGTTTGACGAATTAGTTTCACATTCAGGAAAATTTGCAACCGTTGAATTAACAGGATTTTTAATTGGAGCATTAACTAAGATTTCAAAATCATTATTAAATAATAACGATTTTAATTTAACAGAATATGTGGTTAACAAGATGGCTGAAAAATTTAAGTTGTTTTATGAAGGAGAAATTATAAATGGAACTACAAATAAAATTAGCGGTATTATAGGTTCTTACGATTCCGAAAAAATGAAAATTACTTTAGGGACAAAATCAAGTGTAACATCCGATGAATTAATAGACATTCAAGAAGCTGTACCCGACGTGTTTCAAACAGGTGCATATTGGGTTATGAATAGAGACACAAGAAAGGCTATTAGAAAATTGAAAGACAGCGATGGAAATTACATATTAAATAGAGCATTTAATGAAAAATGGGATTATGAATTACTAGGAAAGCCGGTTCATTGTTCTGAAAAAGTAGAGAAATTAGGAACAGCATCAAAACCAGTTATATTATATGGGGATTTCTCAGGGCTAGCTATTAAAGAGACAGAAGAAATGGAAATTCAAGTATTGATTGAAAAATTTGCAACACAACATGCTATAGGAGTATGTGGATACAGCGAATTAGATGCTAAAGTTGAAAATACACAAAAAATAGCTGTAGCAGTGACGGGTGCAACAGCCCCAACAACATCAACAAAATAACCTCTAAGGAGGACTAAGAGATGAATGAAATAAATAAAGTAAGTGAAATTACTGAAAAAGAGCTTGCCAACTATTTGAAATTATCAGAGGTTGGAGAAGATGAGGAAAAAGAACTTAAATTATACTTAAATATTGCTAAAAATTATATTTCAAACTACACAGGAATACCTGAAAAGTCTGATAATAAACAAATTGAAACATTGGATAATTATCAAGATTTCATTATTGTAATTTATGTGTTATGTCAAGATATGTATGATAACCGTACAATGTATGTTGATAATAAAAGTATAAATAAGACAGTGCAAACAATTTTGGATATGCACACGAGGAATAATTTATGATAAACGCAGGAGAATATAATAAAAAAATATCTATATTTAAAGTAACAGAAGTAGAGGATAATGACGGATTTTCAATAAAGGATGAGGTCGTTGTCCTTGAACCTTTTGCTAAAGTAAAGACAACAAGAGGCTTCACGTTAATTGCAAGTGGTTCAGACTTTGAAAAAGCTTATACTAATTTTACGATTCGTTATCCAAAAACTGAAATAACAAGAGATATGAGAATAAAGTATAATTCTAAAATGTATACAATCGAATATCTAAACAATGTAGATGAAAAGAATGTAGAACTGGAAATTCAAGCGAAAGAGGTTGAAAAGTAATGGCAAATTTTAATTCGGAACTTCCAAACGATTTAATAAAAGAATTTGAAGAATTAAATATAAACACGGAAGAAATGTTGGGGGAAATGACGAAAGTTGGTGCTATAGCAGTTCATAAAAATATATTAAGCAACATACCAAAAAGCCTTAAAAATTCTGAAATTATGAAATGCTTAAAAATAACAAAAACATATAAAACAAAAAGCGATGATGGCGTTAATACCAAAGTCGCTTTTTATGGTTATTTTACAAACAAAAGAGGTATAGAAGAACCAGCACCATTAATAGCAAATATCTTTGAACATGGGACGTCTACTGTACAAAAACAACCTTTTATGCGTAAATCTTTTAAAAGTTCTGAAATTGAAACAGAAATGAGAAAAGTGGAAGAAAAATATTTACCAAAGGAGTAGTAATGGAAAGTGAGTTAAAAAGAATATTGTCAGAATTAAATGTTCCAGTTGAACATTTGAAATATAAAGGTAAAGAAAAAACATACATAACATGGACTATTATAGATGAAAGCCCTTTATCGGCAAGTGATGATGAGATTGATTATAGCGAAGTTTTAGTTGATATAGATATTTATAGTGAAGGCAATTATTTAAGTATTATGAGTTCTATAAAAGAAATAATGAAAAAAAATGAATGGGCATGGCAAGGGGATAGTCCTGAACAATTTGAAAATGATACAAAATTACACCATAGAACATGTACATTTATTAAAGAAAGGTGGATTTAATATGGCGAACATTGGTTTAAGAAATGCAAAATATAATTTAATTGATTTTAAAACAAAAAAATATAAACAGTTAAAAGAAAATAAAGTTCCTATTTTAGGAAAATTAATAGCGGGAAAAATAGAAGAAGAAAGAAGTGAAGCTTCGCTTTTTGGAGACGACGCCCTTGCAGAGTATGTAAGCAGTTTTTCAGGAGCAAAATTAAATTTAACGGTAGACGATGTTGAAGACCCTGCTTATGCAGAATTAAAAGGATGTACGATTACAGAAGCGGAAATAACCGAAAACGAGAATGACGAAGCACCTGAAATTGGATATGGTCACATTGTAACAAAAATGATAAGAGGTGTGAAAAAATATAAAGTAGAATTTTTACCTAGGGTCAGAATTACCAAAATAAGCTCAGATGCAAAGACAAAAGGAGAAAGTATTGAATTTAATACCGTCTCATTAGAAGGCAAAGTAATGGCGTTAGAAACAGACATAAATGGCTTAAAAGCAGGGGATTGGAGAAAAATAGAAACATTTGCAACTTTAAAAGAAGCTACAGATTATCTTGATGGATTATTAACACCATTAGTATAGGGAGGATTATGAGAGTTATTATAAAAAGCATATTTAAAGATAAAAATACTAAGGTAATTTATAAGATAGGTCAAGAATTAGAAGTAAATAAAAAAAGATATAAAGAGATAGAAGATTTTGTGGAAGTAATAAAAAGAAATGATTTTACAAAAGGAGTGAACAGAAATGCAAGATAAAATTGAACATATTGAAGTAGACAATATTAAATATCCATTAGTTTTCAATTTAAATGTAATAGAAAAAATACAAGAAGAATATGAAACAATTGAAAAATGGGGAGATTTGACAGACGGACAAGAAAGAGAAGATGGAACAAAAAGAGAAGTAAATATAAAAGCTCTTAAATTCGGAATTACAGAAATGATAAATGAAGGCATTGATATTGAAAATGAGGATTTGGACATAAAAAGAGATATGCTTACAACTAAGCAAGTAGGAAGAATTATTACCAAGATTGGAGCAGACAAAATACTGACCGATGTTCATAAAACAGTTACAAATTCTACAAAACAAGAAGATGACGATGAAAAAAATGTGTAATCCACGAGAATAAAGATAAAAAAATCGACTTCTCGTGGATTAATTTTGTAGGTGTATGCTTGTTGGGTTTTTCTGAAAAAGAAACAGGAAGAATGACATTAAAAAAGTTTTTAAAATTATATGAACATTATAAAAATTATTATGACTTTACGCTGTCAAAACAAACTTATAGTGAGATAGAAGAAAGAGCTAATCATAAAGGAGAGTTATTTTCTGATGATTAGCCTTTTTTTTAGAAAGGAGGAACAATACATGTCGGGTTCAAGCTTTGGTGGAACAGTCAAGTTAAAAGGAGAAAGTGAGTATAAAAAAGCATTATCTCAAATTGCTCAAAACTTAAAAAACGTTTCTAGTGAAATAAAGCTAGTAACAAGCTCATTTGATAAAAATGATACATCAGTTCAAGCTACTATAGCAAAACAAAGAGTTTTGACAAAACAGTTGTTGGAACAAAGTGAAAAATTAAATATTTTGAAAAGAAGGTATGCAGACTTAAATGAACAATATGGTAAGAATTCAAAAGCACAACAAGACTTAACGTCAAAAATAAAAGAAGAGAAGGCAAAATTATTAGAGATTGAGACAACTTTAGGGAAAAATTCGAAAGCATATTTGAAACAAGTAAGCGTCGTGTCAGAATTAGAAAAGACACAAACAAATTACAACAATGCTATTAGTGACGCAAAAATTAAAATAAACAATGCACAGACAGCGATTAACAAGACAAAAAGCGAAATTAATAAATTGACTAAAGAAACAGATAAAAGTAGTGATGAATTGAATGACATGAAAAAGGGATTCGACAGTGCAGGTACAGGAGCATTAAAGTTTGGAGATATATTAAAAGCGAATGTTTTAAGCGAAGCAATAGTGTCAGGTGTAAAAAGAATAGCAGGTGCAGTAAAAAGCATTGGAAGCAGTTTTATAAATATTGGAAAACAAGCATTAGATAGTTATGCGGATTATGAGCAACTTGTTGGAGGAGTAGAGACATTATTTAAAAACAATGCAAAGATAGTGGAAGAACATGCAAATAATGCTTATAAAACATCGGGGCTATCAGCAAATGAATACATGGAAACTGTAACATCTTTTTCGGCAAGTTTATTGCAAAGCTTGAATAATAATACAAAAAAATCGGCAGAAGTCGCCGATAGAGCAATTATTGATATGTCTGATAATGCTAATAAAATGGGAACTGACATGTTTATGATACAGAATGCATATCAGGGTTTTGCTAAACAAAACTACACTATGCTAGATAACTTGAAATTAGGTTATGGCGGAACTAAAGAAGAAATGTCAAGGCTTATAGCCGACGCTTCTAAAATGACAAAAGTTCAAAAAGAACTAGGGATAACAGTAGATAGTAGTAGCATGTCTTTTGGAAATATTGTAAACGCTATAAGTGTTGTTCAAAAACAAATGGGTATTACAGGAACAACAGCCAAAGAGGCTAGTACAACAATTCAAGGTTCTGTGTCTGCAATGAAATCAGCATGGCAAAATATGTTAACAGGAATTGCTGATGACAATGCAGATTTTGGAACATTGATAAATAATTTAATAGACAGTATAGGAATTGCAATGGAAAATGTATTGCCAAGAGTAGAGATTATTATAGATGGAGTAATAGAGTTAATTGTTCAATTAGGCGAAAAAATAGTAGAGCAATTACCTTCTATACTGGAATCGGGCTCTGATATAACTATGCGTTTAATTGATGGGATAACGACAATGGTTCCTGAAATTAGTTCTACAGCTTTCTATATTATAAATGAATTTTTGTCAAGCATAATTTCAGATTTACCTATAATACTGCAAACAGGGATTGATTTGCTTATAGAATTAGTAAAAGGAATTGCACAAGCACTGCCAAACTTAATTCCTGTTGCAATTGATTCAATAATGACAATGGTAGATACGTTATTTGATAATATAGATTCTTTGATTGATGCAGGTATTGAATTGATTTTAGGATTAGCAGATGGATTAATAATTGCAATACCAAAGTTAATAGATAAAATACCTACAATAATTGATAAACTTATAGATGCAATTACTACTAATTTACCTAAGTTAATAAATGCAGGTATAACATTGATTATAAAGCTATCAGAAGGACTAATAAAGGCAATACCACAGTTAGTGTCAAAAATACCACAAATATTAAATTCTATTAAAGAAGGTTTTA